TCAGTACCTGAGCGTCGCCACGGCGCCATCATCGCCCTCAGGCGTCAGATGGGCATAGAACTTCTCGGTCGTGGCGTAGTCGGCGTGGCCGGCGAGGATCTGCACCCTTCGCAATGGCACCCCGGCCATGACCATGTGGGCGCAGAAGGTGTGCCGTAGCCGGTGGAGGCTGCCACCGATTCCTGCACGCTTAGCATCCGAGGCGAACCAGTCGGACAGCGTGTCCCTGTGCACGGCCACCAGCGGATCGGGTAGGTGGCGCAGCGCCCAGCGCGCATACCGGTTCAGTGGCACCTCGCGCCACTTGCCCGACTTCGTGCGCCCCTGCCCGTCCTCGTCTGGATCACTCTCCACCCTGAGCCTGCGTCCGGCGACCGAATCCTTGCCCAATCCAACCAGCTCACCGCGGCGCAGACCCGTGTGGGCCATGAACAGCCACAGGGGTGCCCGGGCAGGGTTCGCCCGATACAGCTTGCGCATCGCGGCCCGGTCGTAGAACCGCACCGCCACGCTGCGAACCCCGCGCGGTGCCTGCGTTTCCTCCAGCGGATTGAAGTCCAGCTCCTTCCACTTCACGCCACGCCGGAACGCGGCCTGGAGCCTGCGCACTTCCTTGCCCACGGTCTCCGGTGCCACCTTGTCCTTTGTCAGGCGGTCCGTCTTGTAGGACTCCATTTCCATTGGGCGCAGGGTGTCGATCGGACGATGGCCGAAGCGAGCAATGAACAGCCGGACCTCGCTCTTTGCCTTGCCGTGCGTGGTGGGGTGCTCGGCCTTGTACCAATCCAGGTACGCCTCCAGGAAGTCCCTGACGGTGGGTAGCCGCGGAAGGATGCGCACGCCATGAGTCAGTTCCGCTTCTTTCGCTGCTCGTACGCCCTCAGCTTCGCGTGGGCTGACGCGACCAATGGTGACACGGCTTCGCTTGCCGCCTTCCCGCCAGTTGAGGTACGCGGCGCCGTCCCGCCAGAAGATTGTGACCTTGACCATTGTCTGGAGCCGTAGATTGCAGAGTAAAGGGCAGCTTTCTCGTAGAGCTTTTTGCCCATGAAATTTCGTGGTTCGATGCCGTAGTCGGCGATGTTCGAATCGAACTGGCTTCGTGACACGCCGCAGTAGTGCGCGGCCTCGTCCACGGTCAGCCAGTCCTTTCCGACGATGTCCAGCCTTTCAGCAGCTCCCATCGGGTCCTCCTTCAGTTCGTGGCCAGCGCAGCGCGCAGCTGCTCGGTGGCGGTGTTCATGCGGTCATCCTCCGCAGGTGCAGAATTGATCCCCACTGGTCGGCCATCGCTGCAGCAATGCCCGGATAGGTCTTGCTGCGTTCCTTCCAGCGATCAGGCCCCGGCGCCATGCGGTGGATGCGGTCCTCGCGGCCTTCCACAATGCTGGTCGGGGTCAGGCGGGGCAGGCCCTTCAACCACAAGGCGGTCGCCTTAGTTTCCCCATGACCGAACTGCCACGGCTGGATAACCTGGTCCGGCTGGCGCCACATCGAGGACATGATGCAAACCGGGTTCTCGATGGCGATCATCGGGATGTCGGCCTTGGCCAGCATCATGAAGAACGACACCGCCGACTGCTGCCGTCCATCCATACGCTTGGCATCGAAGTGACGCGCGCCGCTGACAGACAGGTGGGTGCATGGCGGGTGCGCGATCATCAGATCCCATGGGTAGTCCAGAACGTCGCGCACATCACCCTGATAGTGCGGCCCAGGAATATCGGTCGGAAGGAGGTCACAACTCATCGCCTCATGCCCCCCCCCCAGGAACTGATCTCGGACTGCGCCGCTGTACTCGCATGCAATCAGAACTCGCATCACTCAACTCCCTTGAATTCTTGGAGGTCTCTCGGGTGCACTCTGATTCGCCATCTCGGCCGAGTTCGGCCGCTACAGTCACGAACTACAAGGTGATCTGGGAGATCCTTGCTAGCTCCTAAGATCAACCCGACCTCGCGGGCATAGGTGCCGTTTATGATCTTGATGTGCTGACCCACCTTGACGCTAAGCCCAAACTTCTTTCGGATTGCCGCCATGCTCATGCGTGAACCCTCCGCCAGCACCAGCGCAGCCCGGCGCGCGCGGCTCGGCATACGCGGCTGATCGCCCACAGGGTGGCGATGCCGGCCGCAAACCCGGCCAGGGCGAACACGTGGACCATTGCAGCGGTGAGCAGGCCGTCCGCCATTGACCAATGAGCGGCTTACGGCGACCATCTCCGAACCAGCAAGGAGCGCGTGATGAAGCCAGAGATCCAGTGTGATTCGTTGAGCACCAGCTACTACGGCCAAGACATCTACGTTGAGGCTTCGCAGCCCGCAGGCGGGAAGGCATTTGTGCACCTCGTACAAGCCGGTGAGTTCCCTGAGATCAACAACCCCGACTGCGGCGAGCACGACACGCTCGAACAAGCCCTGCACGCCGGTCTGCGGTTCGCGACGTCCTTGATCGACAACTAGCGCTGTGCTCATGCGGCGTCCGCCGGCGGCAACGTGACTGGGTCCAGGTTGGTGACGATCAAGACGTAGAAGGGCGGCGGACTGACGCTGAGGCCGCACATGCGGACCTGCGCGGTGGTCTTCAGCACCGTGCCGCCGCCGGCGAACAGGTTGACCACGATTTCGTTGGGGCGCAGGCGGGAGGCCTGTGGCGGCGGGAAGTTGAAGGAGCGGGAACCGTCAGCCATGTGCTGCCTCCCAGGCGATGATCGCCTCGGCAGCAAGCGGTCGCACGAACCATGCGGCTGGGCCATCTTCGGTATCACCCAGCCAGACCAGGCGCCAATCTGCGCCGGGGCCAGTGGGCTGCCACGCGCGCATCTCATCCCAGTAGCGATGGTCTCCGGTCTCCACGGCTTCTTCGGTGAAGTCGCCAAACGTAACCTGCAGGTCGAAACCCTGCGCAAGCAACAACGGTCGCAGCGATACCTCGCGACCGTCGGCCCACACCGGCACGTCCGGATGGCACGGGATCTCGCCGTCGGCATTGCGCGCCGGGAGTCGACTCGGGTGATACAGGCCGCGCCATGGGTCGGCCGGATCGGCGACGGTCCGCGCCTGATTCCTGACCAGCTCCAGCAGCTCGATCGCCTGCGCCAGCCGGGCGCGGGTGGTGTCGCAGAGTGGCATGTCGCCGTCCTGCATGCTGCTGCGCAGAGTCGACACGTACGCTGTTACAGCGGCTTCGAACACGCGCAGATCCTGCAAACGCGGCAGGCGGTGGTGGAGATCGCGCAGCGCGGTCTGGGCCTGCGCGAGGGTAATGGCCTTCGCCTGATTTGGCAGCCACACCGCCTCGACAGCGATCGCGCTGATCGTTTCGAATGCGTCGCGCAGAACGGGGCAGTTCGTGGGGAGAGTGACAAGTTTCTCGGTCATCGGCGGGCCTGCTCGAATTGGGCGTCGGTGTTGACGAACGCGCCAGCGAGCGGCGCTACCTGTGACGCCTGCTCGGCGCCAGCGGGGCGAAGGGGGAAGGGCGCGGCGTGGCGATAGCGGCGGTTGGGGTCCGATGCGAACTTGCCGCCTTCGATGCGGATCACCTGGTACTCAGGGAACGCCTCATCGGGCAGCGCTTCGCGTGCCTCTTCCATCAGCGCGACAAAGCGCGCCTGCCATTCGACCGGCATCGACTGCAGGGTGCGTCGCGGCACCACGTGATAGGCGGCGCGACTGAGGCCGAAGGCATGCCATGCCGGGCCATCGGAATTGGTGCTGCCGGGCCTGCCGGGCTCGATCACGGTAGCTGCGTGCGATTCGCTGCTCATGCGGGCCTCAGTCAATGTCATGGGCTGCCACGCGGTCTGCATAGCTGCCGTGGTTGGCGGCGTGACGGCTCATGAGCGGGCGAAGTGGTGTGTGCCCCAGCACCTCGATGTGCCCGCCCGCTGCGAGGAAAGCGTCCAGGTCCTCGGCAAGCTGCTGCCGGTCGAGTTCCCGGTGTCGGATCGTGGTCGCCGCGTCACTGACGCCTGTAAGCGGACCTGGCGTGCTGATCGGCTGCACCCGGACAGCTGTCGCGCGCAGCGGGGCGATCGCATGTTGCGTGTGGCTGGATAGACGCCAGATCCCGCGCACGCCCGAGCGGTGGCATATGGCCTGGCCGCTGCGCGCCAACCCCTTCAGTGTGTAGCCGATGGCCTGGTGGGTGCTGTTGATGCGGCCAGCGGTCTTGATCTGCTCGACGGTGGCGCCTTGCGGGAACATGGACAGGACCCTGCGCACTTCGGCCGCGCGGCCGGTCTGCTGCGGGCGGGCGCTCATGCGCGGGCCTCCGCGAGCAGCTCGCGCATAGCCCAGCCGTGGTGCATGACTTTGGAGGAGCTGTCCGCGACAGCGTAGGGGTTCTCGGTCAGGACCAGTGTGTTATCCAGCGGATAGCTGCTGTGCCCATCCCAGTCTTCAACAACGGCCTGCAGGCCGAAGTGTTCGCGCAGCTCCTGCGCGTTGGCGTTTTTGCCGCACAGATGCGGCCCGTAGATCACAACAGAACGGCTCATGCGGGGATTCCTCGCGTGCGGCGCGTAGCGCGGTTGATGGGGGAGATCGACCGAACACGCACGCCCTGGCGGTCGAGCCAGCGGTGCGCGGCCTGTGCGGCCAGTCGGTTGAGGGGAAACGTGACGCCGCCGAGGGTGAGCGAGTGGTGCGATACCCCCACGCTCCGGCTGGCGCTGGCGGCGACCTTCAGGAGCGACTCGCGCGGTGCGGAGGTGTAAAGACCGGCCCATAGCCAGCCCTGGCACACCATCAGGACGAGCGACTCGCCCTGATGGCCGGTGGCGAATTGCTGTTCCACGGGCATCGTGGTCTGAACGCTCATGCCGTCAGCGCCAGGTCGCGCGCCTTGGCGATCTCGGCCTCAGCGGCAGCGAGGCCGAGATCGGTCAGGGTCGCCTTGCGCGGCAGCTGCGGGTCGTCGTACCGGATCAGCACGCGCTCATCCAGCCAGTTCATGACGCGGCGCGTGAACAGCTTCTCGGGTCGGTTGCGGGGCGCAAAGCCGTTGGCGGTACGGTGGAGTGTGTGATCCGAAGCGCCATGCGCTGCGAGCAACGCGGCTTTTTCCTTCGGCTTCAGTGGAGCGGCCATGGGCAGTTCTCCTGGTCAGGCGGCGATGGGCGTGGAGGGGGACGCTGCGGCGATCTCGGCCAGCACCGCGCCGCGATGGCGGGCGAGCAGGGAGATCGGGATGCGCAGGTGGGCAAGACTCGGATCGGTCCAGCGCAGCTCAGCCAATGCGGCCTTTTCCATCGGTACCGGACGGGTGGCGAGGCCACACCGGTGGCATTCGATATGCAGCAGCGGTGGGCAAGGAGCGCCCAGGCGGTGTCCGGTCGGAGCGCCTTGGGTCACCACGATTTGCGGTCGATGGCCGGGCCAGCACAACGGCACGGAATCGGGGAGCGGGCGAGCGGTCTGGCGCATGGTTAGCCCCTCACCGAGGTGCTGAGCGCCCAGCGCGCCTTGGCCGCATCACGGTCGCTGTGCGCCTGCTGGATCTCGGCGATGCGCAGCGGTACGACAACCGCGGCCAGCAGCGCGACAGCTGCCCAAGCGAGGCGGAGGCGCCGGTTCATGCGGCACCGCCCTGGACGCGGGCGATGGCTCGCTGGCAACGAGGGCACGTCACCGGCTGCGATTCGCACACCGTCCAGCCGACAGAGCGGCGACCAGGCTGTGCGCCGCACATTGCCTTGCCTGCGAATCCAAAGCTGCGGCGCACCTCGGCTGCGGGGACCGCGTGCAGATTTCTGCCCTGCCCGCGCTCTAGGCCGTTTGTGCACCTGCCGGCGAGTTTCGCCGCCACAACATCGACAGGAGCGCTCATGCCCGCACCTCGGCCGACATATCGCGTGAGCACGCTTCCAGGCGGAGGCTGGCGACGCCCATGCGCCGGGAGCGACGGAGTTGGTTGCGGCTGTGTTCGCCCTTGCTGCGAGCCCACAGGGTCCGGGCGGTGCTGTGATCGCGTGCTGCCACGGCCCGCAGGGCCTTTACGGCCAACAGGGGCAGCAGGCAGGGGCTTGGATCGGCGTAGCGATGAGACATGGCGCGCTCCTGTTCGAAGGAGGGCGCCGGCGGGTCAGTTGCCGAGGGGGCGGCTACTGCCGGTCAGGGGAGGGGCCGGCAAGGCGGCGACCCGCCGGTCGCCCGCCGGTCGTTGGCCGGCGAGGCAATTTATCCCACAGCTAAATTGTCATTGCAATAGCTGTGAGCTAAATTTTCGTCAGGGGCTGAAAAAGGGAAGGGCACGCCTGATAATTCCTAGGCATACAGGGCCAGGGAGGCTGCGATGTTTAACAGGTTGGTGATGCTGGGGGTTGCGCTTGCAGTTTCACCTTGGGCTTCGGCAGAGGTCTTCAAGTGCAAGGGGGCAGCCGGGGAGACGGTCTACTCGCAAGCCCCGTGTTCCGCAGGCGCAGCGCCGATGAAGCTGCGCTCCAATCGAGCTTCAACAGAGAGTGCGGGCGAGGCTGCCAATCGTGCGGCGGTGTATCAGACGACAGAGCTTGCAGATGCTGGCATCTCCGAACGGAACTGCTTGTCCTCGGAGCAAAGTAGGATTTACGGCCCGGTCAACGCCCGTGGGCAGGATGTGTCACGTCAGATCGCTGCGCTAAACCGTGAACTGGCTACTGCAAGGAATAACCTTGCCGGCGCAACTTATGCGTCTGGGATAAGGTCTCAGATTGCTAGCCTGCAGCAGGCCCAGACAGCCGACAGAATCTCTGCAGATAGCCAGATGGCCGAGGCCAGGAAGCGATGCGGCGACGCTCGTGCTGAGCGAGAACGAGCCACGCGGGAAAAATACTCAGGTGCCGGCACGCCATAGGTGTGGGCGCGTTGCGCGCCCACTTGCTTTGATTCAGGGTCACGCGTCCTGGATGGAAACATCTCGGATGAAGCCAGCTTCATCCAAAGGAACTCCGTCCATGCAGCATTCTCTGGCGGCTTCCATCTCCCGATGCAGACGCACCAGCGCGTCGTTTTCAAGGCAATCGATGCCTGGCGTGTTGAATGTTGCCTGGTCGATCAAGCAGCCCAAGTTGTAGTGATCCCGGAGCCAGCGGATACGCCGGAGAATGCTGTCTCGCGTTACGTTATCTATGGCTGATGGCCTAGGTGCTTCGACTAAGCGAAGCTTGGGCTTTTGCCCGTCACGCCTTGCGACGCGTTGCGCGATCACCTGAGCCAATGCTTCGAGCGTCCCGGCGGCCGGGGGTTCCTTCTTCTGCTTCTCCATCCTTCTCCCTGAGCCTTTGTGCAAGCGCCTTGCTGAAGTCAATCAGGTTGTCGGGAGTTACCGTTGCCTCACCCCGCTGGTATAGGTACTCGTAGGCATAAGCCAGTGGCGTACCGTCTTCTTCATTGCTGAAGTCATCAATCCCAAGGTTGGCGAACGTTAGCCTCACGAGCCTGATCGCGGAGGCGATGATCTCAGGGTCGATTCGCAGATCCTGAGAACCAGCAGGGGCCCCAGCACTAGCGTCGTCGTCGGACCTCGGCTGGTCCAGCCAGCCATGGGATAGCCCGGCCGCGCGTTCGATCTTGCGCGCAACGTCATCCCCCATCTTCTTGCCGCTCAATAGCTGGTTCAGATAGGAAGGCGCCATGTCCAAGTGGATGGCGATCGCTTTTTGCGTCCCCAGCTGTGGTTTGAGCGTGGCGACCAGGGCCTGGAGGTTGAGGTGTCTGGCGGTGATGGCATCCATACGGCAAGCGTAGCTAGTAGCTAAACGCCGAAGTTGCGCTGTGTGCTTGACATTAACGTTTAGCTCGGGGCTAAATACTGGCCCTATGGACCTACTCACCTTCATTTCGGACCCCGAACGTAAGCGGCGCCTCGCTGCCTTGACCGGCAGTTCTGAGGGATACCTGTGGCAGTGCGCGACCGGTTGGAGGAACAAGAAGCCCAGCCCGATCCTGGCGCGAAAGATTCAGCTGGCGTCAGTGGAGATCGGTGGCGAGCTTGGCTGCGAGCCTTTGGCTCTTGCTGCGATCCGCCCTGACATCTGGCCGGCTGAGACGGCATGAATCGGTCTACATACAAGAGCCTTGCGCGCCGGGGCGAACAGGACCGCTACCACGCCGCCGATGCCGGATGCGGCGTCGTAGGTTCGGATCGCGGTGAAGCGCATGCGCTGCGGGAAGCTGATGATCTCTGCCATGGCGCCAATGTTGCCCCGGCCGCAATCAGCCTTCCCACGATGATCGTTGGCCCGTTTCAGGGGGACGCATGACCTGCCTCCGCTCTGATCTTTACTGGCGGGATGCCCTGCACAACGCAGTGGCCCGCGCCCCAGGTGGTCTGCAGGATGCGGCCGCACACATCAGCAAGCGTAGGGGCAAGTCGATCTCGGCAGAGACCCTGCGCAAAAAACTGCGAGGCATCGATGGTGAGTCTATCTCCATGGAGATGGCCGAGATCCTGACGGACTACCTGCAGCAGTTCGTGGTCACGCAGGAGATTGCCACCGACTGGGTGTGCTCCCTCGCAGGTCAGTACGACCTGATGGTGGATTACGTACCGCCGCCACCCGAGGGTGGTTGGCCGAACGAGCTGGCCGCGATCCAAGCAAAGCTGCTGGAGCTGCACAAGCTGACCGGCGCGCTGGCTGGCGCCGGTATCGACGCTATGGCCGACCAGCGCTTGACCGTCCCCGAGGCGGATCGAATCCAGGACCTATCGCGCGACGTGCGCAGGCTCTGCTACCGACTGGAGCGCAACGCCTGCCGTGCTGCTGGTAAGCAGGGGATGGAGGACTGACGTGGCAACCCACCACGCCCATCGATCCCGATATCGACGGCGTGGCATAGCCAGCGCAGCTGCGCGGCAAGCAATGGAACTGGCCGCCTTGGCGCTGACTGACGCGGTGCCCGGTTTGGTAGGTGAAGAAGCATTGGCAGAGCGCGAGCGCATTCGCCAGCGACAAGAGCAGCAAGACAACCGGCAGCACTGTCTGCCTTTGGGGAATCCAGATGTACCAAGCAAGCATTGATTCGGCCCCATCCCCCCGGGTGGCTTGTGAAAGGCCGGGTGCTCCCCGCGCTACTGAATCCGCCTTGGCATTGCGAGCCATTTGCGATACCAGCGATGGGTCCTCCCTGGACCTGACGGACGCGGGTATTCCGACGCGCATTTCCTGGGTAGATAGCGGCTCGGGAAACTACTGAATGTCTGAGAACTATGGGGATGTGCTGCAGCAGCTACAGTCCGCTGGTCTGCTGATCACCGAACTGGACACCACCGGACGCATGGTCCGCTGCCGAGTCGAGGGCTCACGCGAGCGCCGCGGCTGGTACGCGCTCCACGAACTGAACACCTCGGCTGGCGAAGTGCTGGTCGTCGGCACATACGGCGTCTGGCACGGCAACGAGAACGGCGCAACGAAGGTCGATCTGCGCAAGCGCGACAAGACCTTCTCCGATGAACAGCGCGAAGCGCTGCGCAACCGGCTGGCCGAGGATCGTCGCAGGGCCGAGTCTGCTCGCCAGACCCAGGCGAAGCGGGCGGCCGAACGGGCATCGTCGGCCTGGGCCAAGGCGAATGCAGTCGGCGAGGCCGACTACCTGGTCAGCAAGGGCGTGCAGGGCTTCGGCCTGCGCTATGGCAACACGGGCGCAGCACTTGTGCCGCTGCTGGACGTGAACGGCCAGGTGCATGGCCTGCAGGTGCTGCGCAGCGCCAAGCTTGCCGCAGCAGGGCGCAAGCCAGCCAAGGAGTATTGGCCGGCAGGCATGGTCAAGAAGGGTCACTTCCATCTGATCGGCGGAAGTCCTCAGTGGATACTGCTGGTGGCCGAGGGCTATGCCACGGCGGCCACATTGCACATGGCGACGGGCTACCCGGTGGCAGTGGCGTTCGACGCCGGCAACATGCTGGCCGTCGCCTCGGCCCTGGCGAAGCGCTATCGCGGCATCAAGATGCTGCTGTGTGCCGATGACGACGTGCTGCAGAAGTGCCGGCACTGCAAGAGCCGCCTGGTGCTGGCCGACCATCCGCAATTCTGCCCATCGTGCGCGCAGCCGCATGGCGCGTCGAATGCCGGCCTACTCGGTGCCGAGGCTGCAGCGCTGGACGTGGGCGGAGCGATGCTGCACCCGGTCTTCGCCGATGAGTCGGGCAGGCGTGAGCGCTTCATCGACAGCGGCCGCAAGATCAGCGACTTCAACGATCTGCACGCCCAAGAGGGCCTGCACGTCGTACGGTCGCAGGTCGAAGCTCGCCTCACGGAGCTGTCATGGCGGGTGCCTGCCGAAAAACGCGCGCCTTCCATCACCAGCAACGGGGGCGAGGGGAATGATCGCCTGGCACCGATCCACTCGCTGAACGAGTTGCTTGAGCGCTTCGCCCTGGTCTATGGGCAGGGCGGCACGGTGTTCGACCACAAAGAACACATGCTGGTCGCACTGGGCGACATGCGCGATGCCTGCGTGCGCAAGGAATTGCACCGGGCGTGGATGGAGCATTCGGATCGGTCCATCGTGCGGGTACGCGAAGTGGACTTCGACCCCTCGTGTGAGAAGCCAAGGGTGACATGCAACCTCTTTGCCGGTTGGCCGACCATACCGCAAGAGGGCAACTGCGACCGGCTGCTGCAGCTGCTCTGGCACATGTGCGGCAACGAGGCCAACCAGAAGGCGCTGTACGACTGGGTGGTCAAGTGGCTTGCTTACCCGCTGCAGCATCCTGGCGCCAAGATGAAATCGACCATCGTCATTCATGGTCCGCAGGGCACCGGCAAGAACATGTTCTTCGATGAGTACATGAAGCTCTACGGTGACTATGGGCGCGTGTTGGACCAGGCGGCGCTGGAAGACAAGTTCAATGACTGGGCCAGCCGCAAGCTGTTCCTGCTGGCCGACGAAGTGGTCGCACGCACCGAGGTGTACCACCTGAAGAACAAGCTCAAGGCGTTGATCACGGGCGACCGCATCCGCATTAACCCGAAGAACATTCAGGCCTACGAGGAGGACAACCACGCGAACCTGGTGTTCCTCTCCAACGAGGCGATGCCTGTCGTGCTGGAGGAGGATGACCGGCGTCACGCGGTGATCTGGACGCCGGACAAGCTCAGCCAAGAGTTCTACACCGCGGTGCTGGCCGATATCCGCAATGGCGCCACGGCGGCGCTGCACCACTATTTGCTGCAGGTGGATCTGACTGGCTTCACCAATGGCACCAACCCGCCGATGACCCAGGCGAAAGAGGAGCTGATTGGCCTGAGCCAGGATAGCCCGCAACGGTTCTTGGACGAGCTTTACGGCGACGACATTCCCGGGCTAAAGCCCATGCCGGCGCTCTCGAAGGAGTGGTACGAGGTCTACAAGGCCTGGTGTGCGCGCGAAGGCCTGCCGCGTCCGGCGCCGTCACCAAAGTTCATCAACGCGCTGGTGCGCAAGCGCCAGATCACCCATCCCGACCGGGCGCGCAAGCGCTACCAGATCGAGCAGAGCGTGAACGGACCTCACGGCTTCCTGATGCTCGGCAACTGCACCGTGCCTGACGGGAAGACAGAGGCAGCATGGTTGGGAGACCAGGTCGTGTCCTTCCGTCGCATGTTCTCCGACTACAAGGGGCGTGCGTGATCACTACACCTATCAATGTGCGGTGCGTGCGGGACGTGCGGGTCGATGTGCGGGCATTGAATTGCCGTGAATCCCTTGCAGCACTGGGCGTGTGCGGGACGTGCGGGACTCGGCCTACATGGGCGGGCGCGGGCGCGAATAGGCGCTATGCCGCCGCACCACGATGCGCCTCGCGTGCGTGTATGGGTGGGCGCACATCCCGCACACGCCGCACACGGCTTGTGCCACAGCCCTTCAGCGGATATCGCATCCTGCACACGCCACCGCACAGCCCGCACATGCTCGCGCGCGCGTGTTTTTCCGCTTTAACGATCTTCGAAGGAAATGGAGTAGGGGGTAGCAATGGCTGAGGATGACGTGACGATCACTGGCAAAGAGCTGGCCTCCCTGATCGGCTGCAAGCCGTCCTACGTGGTCGAGCTGAGGAAGAAGGGTAGGGTGGTGGTGGGTGCTGGCGGAAAGGGATTCCTGAAGACCGCCTCCCTGGATCTCTACGCTCGTACCGCAGATCCGGTCTATGCCGGCGTAGCCCAGCGCCACGCAGAGGAGCGTGGCAGCTCGCTGGTGGGGAGCGGGGAGGGTGCCAATGCCATCGACGCCGACGCCGAGGTCGACGACGATGAAGAGGACGGCGACGAGGACGATTCCAGGCCCTCACGGGCCGGCCGGCCGCAGACTCCGGATTCCGCGCGCAAAGCAAAGGCGCTGGCCGACAAGGCAGAGACCGACGCGCATATGGCGCACATTGCGCTGCAGAAAGAGCTGGGTTTGCTGCTCCCTCGCGCGGACGTAGAGGCCTTCCTTGCTGAGCACGCAACGACCTTCCGGGGGGCGATGGAGCGCTTGGCCGATACGCTGGCGCCGCAGCTGGCTGCAACGCTGGATGAGGCTGGGTGCCGGCGTCTGGTGTGGGATGAGGTGAGCCACGCACTGGAAGAACTGAGCCAGGGCTTCCGCACGTTGGCGGCAAAGGCAGCGGAGGCTGCGGAATGATGGAGGCACAGAGCTGTCTGGCGTCGGTGCTGGCGCGCTCGCTGCAGCCGCGGCGGCCCATGAGCGTGTCGCAGTGGTGCGATGAGCACATGCGCCTGTCCACCAAGAGCGGCAGCAAGCCCGGGCGCTGGGTGACGGACCGCAATCCGCCACTGAGAGAGCCGATGGACAACATGTCCGCCCGCAGCCCGGTGCATGACCAGGTCTGCATGTTCCCGATCCAGTTCGGCAAGAGCCAGCTGGCGACGAATGCGATGGCCTACTGGATGGACTATGCCCCCGGTCCGATGATGTACGCGCTGCCGGGCGAGGTATCCATGAACAAGTGGATCGCCCAGAAGCTCAATCCAATGATCGAGGTGTGCGCGGCGGTCAAGAAGGCGCTGACCAGCACCGCCAGCCGCGACAGCGCCAACCAGCGCACGTTCAAGGACTTCGCTGGTGGCCAGCTGTTCGTGGAGCATATGGGCAGCCCGCAGCGCCTGAAGTCCTCGACGGTGAAGTACCTGCAGGTGGATGAAATCGACGAAGCGCCGCAGCAGCTCTCCACCGGCGACGACCCGGTGAAGATGCTGGATGGCCGCACATCGTCCTTCCCGACCACCTACAAGCGTCAGTACATCAGTACGCCTGGCATCGCCGGGCTCAGCCGGATTGCGAAGCTGTACGACAAGAGTGACCAGCGCCGGTACCACGTGCCGTGTCCCCACTGCGGCTATTACCAGGCGCTGCAGTGGAGTGGCCTCGTGTGGTCGGCCGACAGGAGCCACGCGTGGTACGCCTGTTGCGAGTGTGGCGTCGCCATCGAGGAACACTTCAAAACCGACATGATTGCCAACGGCCGCTGGGTGGCGGCCAACCCTGACTCGCCCATTCGCGGCTACACCATCAACTGCCTGTACTACCAGTTCGGGCTGGGGCCGCGCTGGTTGGACCTGGTGAAGGAGTGGCTGGAGGCCCAGGGTGATCCTGCCTCCCTCAAAACCTTCGTGAATGACCGGCTGGCCGAGACGTGGGAAGACCCGTCAATGCGCGCGGTCAAGCACAACGTGATCAAGGATCGCGCCGAGCCGTACACCCTGCGCTTGGCTCCGCTCGGGGTGCTGGCGGTCACGGTGGGTGTCGATACCCAGGATGGTCGCCTGGCGGTTCACACCATTGGCTGGGGGCGTGGCATGTCCGCCTGGACCCTCGACTATGTGGAACTGCAAGGTGATCCCGCAGAGGACGCCGTGTGGGTTGCGCTGACGGACCTGCTGAACCGCGCCATCGAGCGAGCGGACGGCTCTCTTCTGCGTCCGATGGCGGTCGCTATCGACGCCGGTGGTCACCGCACGGAGGCGGTCAAGAACTACGTCCGCCAGCGGCGTGTCACCAGGCCCATGTGTATTTTCGGCGCCGTTCCGAACAACGCCCCCGTGCTGTCGAAGGGCAAGCTGGCTGACGTAACCTGGAACGGCAAAACTGACAAGCGTGGCATCACCATTCACCACGTCGGCACCGTGGCTGCGAAGCACTATCTGTATAGCCGCCTCTCCGCCGATGCGGAGCGCGCTGTCGAGACGCGATTGGTGCATTTCAGCGATGAGTTGCCGGATGAATACTTCCCCGGTTTGGTGTCGGAGGTCTACAACCCGGTGAAGAACCGATTCGAGAAGAGGGTTACACGTAACGAGCCGCTGGACACTTGGGTCTATGCCTACGCCGCCGCGCATCACCCGGAGGTCCGCCTGCATCGCTACACGCGTGCAGACTGGGACGTTTTGGAGGCCCGCCTGCTGCTGACCGTGAACAGTGCTGATTCCCGTGAAAAAGAGGCAGCGCCGGTCGATGTCGAGGCGAAGAGTGTTTCGCGTGGAACGCAACAGGTCCGTCCGCGTAGCAGCGGGCTGGCGCGAGATGGGTGGGCGCTCTGATGGCGAAACGTACGGAGTCAGCCGAAGAGTTGAGGGAGCGGATCCTGGCCGCGATGCGGGCCGACATAGGTATCAGTGAGCGCATGGCGCTTCCGTTCGTTGAATCGGTGATGCAGTGCTTTGCCGGAGAGCAGCCGTACTTTCCTGCAGCGGCTCGAACCTACCCCTTGGCGGAGATTCGTCGTTCTCTGGAATCTGGGATTCCCGTGAAACAGGTCATGCGAGAGTTTGACGTGTCCAGATCAAAGCTGCACGAGCTGTTCCCTGGCGGGCTTCCGAGAAAGGGAAAACAGGTGTCGTCCACGGTTTCAATGAAAGTGGAGACAAATTAGTTTTCTGCTCCTTTTGAATCAGTAACTTAAGGAGGTCGCTGTCCACGGTTTTATTGAGTTCGTGGACAGTGCTATCCGTAGCCTATGTAGTCATGAAGACTGCTCAGGAAATGCTGGATTTCTACATCGACGCGGAGGTCGCCGTTCTTTCGGGCCAGACCGTTCGCATCGGTGATCGCCAGTTGACCCGGGTGGACCTGGCTGAGATCCGTTCCGGTCGGAAAGAGTGGCAGGCTGCGGTCCTGCGTGCAGGCTCGGTCGCCGGTCGGCGGGCACGCTGGGCCAACGCCGATTTCGGTGGGGTGACCTGATGTCCTCCGCGCAGATCGCCAAGGCACGATTGGGCGCCGCTCTCGGCGCCGATCGCGCTGTTCAATCGGCGCGGGCTCAGATGGCCCCGGTAATCGCCCGCGCGCACGAAGTCACGCGCCCATCGCGAAACAGAAAGCTGGCGAGGGACTGGGGCAGCGGCAATGCAATCGCAGGCATGGATGCGCGCCAGCTCCGCGATCAGGCCCGCCATCTGGAGCGCGACCTGGATCTGGCGGACAACGCGCTGAACGTCCTCGTGCAGAACACGGTTGGCGCAGGCATCGACGTGCTTTCTGCACCTCGACTTCCTGGGCAGCCGATCAACCGCGAACTGGCATTGCAGCTGGACGACCTCTGGGACGCTTGGTGGGACGCACCCGAGGCCACCCGGACGCACGACTACGGTATGTGCCAGCAGCTGCTGGCACGCAGCTGGTTCCGCGACGGTGATGCGTTCTATCAGGATCTGATCGGCACCGTGCCGTACTTCGAGCACGGCACTGCCGTGCCCTATAGCTTCGAGATGCTGGAAGCCGACCTGGTGCCGCTGGACTTCAACGATCCGGCGCGCAACATCCTGCAAGGTGTCGAGCGCAACGCCTGGGGCCGGCCTATCGCGTTCCACGTGTACAAGAGCCATCCGGGCGATCCGATGGGCACTCGGCTGGAGACCAAGCGGGTTTCTGCCGAATTCATGCATTGCATCGCGCTGATGAAGCGCCTGCACCAGGTGCGGGGGCTCAGCGTGTTCGCGAGCGCCATGTCCCGCTTCGAGGACGTGAAGGACTACGAAGAGTCCGAACGGATTGCTGCCAAGGTGGCGGCGTCGATGACGTTCCAGATCAAGAAGGGCAGTGGCGAGCAATACGGCGCGGATCTGGGCGGCCAGGCCATCCTCCAGGACGGTGTTCCGATTCGTGAGCTGCGCCTTGCCCCCGGCGCGATCTTCGATGATCTGCTGCCTGGCGAGTCGATTGAGAGCCTGGGTACTGACCGGCCGAATCCCAATGCCGCCACTTGGCGCAAGGAACAGTTGCGCGCAGCTGCCGGCGGCATCGGCGTGAGCTATTCCAGCCTGTCGCTGGACTACAACGGCACCTATTCGGCGCAGCGTCAGGAGCTGGTCGAGAAGTGGGGTAGCTACCTGATGCTGGCCGAGCGCTTCATTGCCCTGTGCGTGCGACCGCAGCGCATGCGTTTCGTGGAGGCATGCGTGCTTTCGGGACGCGTGCGCCTGCCCCGTGGATGGACGCTGCGGGACCTGGCCGCCTCCACGTACGTCCGCCCGGTGATGCCGTGGATTGATCCGTTGAAGGAGGCCTACGCACGCGGCGAGGCGGAGGACCGCGGCTGGGTGTCGCCGCAGCAGAACACGCTTCAGTACGGCAACAACCCCGCTGAGGTACTGCGTCAGCGTCAGGACTGGCAGGAACAGACCCAGACCCTTGCGCCGTCGGCGCCCAACACCAGTGCAGAAGCCCGTGCCCAAGTCTTGGGCCAGCTGACGCGCGATCTTTCCAGGAGCGAATGACATGCGTGTACGCCTGTTGGCCAGCGCGATCCAGAACACCGTCCGCGCGGACGCGGCAACCGAAGCCGAGCTTGGCCCGGCCCTGTATCAGGTCCGGGCAGAGGCTGATGTCGCCGACGTGATGATCTATGGCGCCATCGGTGGCTACCTTTTCGAAGAGTCGGTTTCCGCTGCCGACTTGGTCGAGCGGATCGGCCAGATCACGGCCGGCACCATTCATGTTCGGCTGAACAGTGTCGGTGGTGTTGTCGCCGATGGCATGGCAATCCACAACGCGCTGCAGGCCCATCCGGCACACAAGATCGTCACCGTGGAGGGGCAGGCCGCATCCATCGCCTCGCTGATCCTGCAGGCTGGCGATGAGCGCCGGGTCTATGCCAGCTCCCTGGTCATGGTTCATGCGCCACGTACCGTGGCTGCCGGCAGCGCTACCGCATTCCGCCAGAACGCAGAGGCGCTGGACGCGCACGCGTCGGCAATGCTGGAGGCCTATGCAGCCCGCTCCGGCCGGCGTGAAGAGATGGAGCGACTGCTTACCGACGACGCCGACCATTGGTTCTCCGGTCCGCAGGCCGTCGATGCCGGTCTGGCCGATCTGGTGGTGGACGCCGACCCCGGTGCCACGGCCATGTGGACGTCGGCATCTACCGTCGCCATCAGCGGCTATTTGCAGTCCATCGAGGGTGCTGGCGCGCCCGTTTTGTCCCAGCTGCGTCGAAGCATCGTCGCCAGCCTCTCTCCGCAAGTATTCGCCTCGCTTCCCGAGGTCAGCCAGTCGGCCGTGATCGGCCATATCGAGGATCCAACCATGAAGAAGCAGTACAGCGCCATCCTCGCGAACGCCGGTCGACAGAGCCCGGCAGTCGCAACCACCGCTGCCGCGCCGGTCACCCCGGCAGTCGCTGCGGCTCCCGTTACCGCGCCGGCTCCGAGCGATCCGGTCCAGGCTGCGCTGGGAGCGCTGCGCGAGCGCAACGCCCAGATCCAGGCCATTGCTCTCCCGCACATGGGCAACGAGCAGGTCCGCGAGTACGTGGGTGGCGTGATGGCGCAGGCGGACTCCAACATCACCGCCGACGCGGTGGGTCGCCACATCCTGGCACTGCTGGGCAGCAACGCTGCTCCGCTCAACGGTGGTGCGGCTGTCACCGCTGGCACTGACCAGCGCGATCTGACCCGCTCGGCCATGTCCAATGCGATCCAGGCCCGTGCTGGCCTGGTCCAGGCCACGGACGGCAATGCCTTCCGTGGCATGTCGCTCACCGAGATCGCCCGCGCATGCGTGCAACAGGCCGGCGTGGACACCCGTGGGATGGAGCGCCTGGAAGTGGTGGGCATGGCTTTCACCCACAGCAGCTCGGACTTCCCGCAGCTACTGGGAGACGCTTCGCGCCGGGCGCTGCTGCAGGGCTACCAGGAAGTGGAAGAAACCTTCGACCAGTACACCCGCCCGGTGAATGTGAGCGACTTCAAGCCGACCAACCTGGTGGGACTGGGCGCGTTCTCTGATCTGGATGTCGTCCCGGAAGGCGGCGAGTACAAGCAGGGTTCGTTCTCCGAGCAGTCGCAGGCCATGAAGATCGTGACCTACGGCAAGCTGTTCACCATCACCCGCCAGGCCATCATCAACGACGAACTGGGCGTGTTTGGCGACGTGCCGCGAAAGATGGGCCAAGCCGCACGCCGTACGCTCGCCAAGGCGGTGTTCGACCTGATCAACAGCAACCCGATCCTGGCTGACGGCAAGCGCCTGTTCCACGCTGACCACAAGAACCTGCTGCCGGCTGCACTGATCAGCACCGCGAGCGTCGGCGCGATGCAGGCTGCCATGCGCCTGCAGAAGGATGCGGACGGCAATCTCATCCAGGTGCCGATGCGCGGCCTGCTGACGCCGGTGGCGCTGAGCGGCCTGGCAAAGACCGTGCGCACCGCCCAGTTCGCCGTGGGCGCGGGCGTTGGCAGCAACGACCCCAACATCGTGCGCGAGACCTTCGAAGTCTGGGATGACGGTCGTCTGGACGCCAAGGATGCACAGGCCTGGTACGGCATCTCCAACCCCGCCTACGTGGATGGGATCGTGGTTGGCTACCTCGACGGCAACCAGACACCGTACCTGGAACAGCACCAGGGCTTCACCGTCGATGGCGTGGCGTGGAAGGTGCGCCTGGATGCGGCGCCGGCGATTGCCGACTTCCGCGGCATCTACAAGAACCCCGGTAACCCGGCACCCGCTCAGGGCTGATCACCCGCCATGGAGATCGCCACGAAACCGGCGGTCTCCTGAACCCTTTCACGCATCCGGAGAGTATTTATGAAGAACGCACATCAGGACGGTCGCGTGCTCGACGTGACCCTGACCGCTGACACCAAGAGTGGCGAGCTGGTGGTACAGGGCAAGCTGGTTGCCGTCGCCGTGACCGATGGTAAGGCCGGCGAGATCATCGCTACGCACGTCGAGGGCGTGTTCGAGCTGCCTAAGCTGCCGGCCGCCGTGTTTGCTGTCGGTACCGCCGTCAACTGGGACACCGATGCTGGGCACGCGACCGTCGGTGCAGCCGGTGCCGACCAAGTGGCCGACATCGGTTTCGCTGTCTACCCGGCCGAGGCCGGCGCCCTGACCGTTTTCGTCCGGCTTACGCCGGGCTCCGCCGCAGCAGGCGCGTAACCGAACAGGCCGGCACCGCTCACAGACGCCCGGGTGGCGTGAGCGGTGCCGGTTCTTCCACAGCGACAACGGGGGATCGCATGGGCACCACCAGCACGCCGCGCGGCGTACGCAACAACAATCCTGGCAACATCGACCGCACCAGCACGCCGTGGCAAGGTGAGGATCGGTCCGCCGCGGCTATCGCCCGCGAGCAGCGCTTCTGCGTGTTCCTGACGCCGCAGGCCGGGTTCCGTGCCTTGGCGAAGACCCTGCTCACCTACCAGCGCAAGCATGGCCTGCGCACGGTAAAGGAGATCATCGGGCGCTGGGCCCCACCGGTGGAAAACGATACCGGGGCTTACGTCCGGCAGGTTGCCACCGCCGTTGGTGTTGCGCCTTCGGAAGTCATTCGCTTGGACAACGCGGTCACCCTGAGCCGCTTGGTCACGGCCATCGCCAAGCATGAGAACGGAGGCATGTACTGGCGGCAGGATGTGATCGACTCCGGCATTGCAGAGGCGCTGCGCTGATGGTCGGCGGCGGCGTGACTGCCACAGCACCCTGGTGGGCTGCAGGCAGCGTAGTAGCGCTTTGGCTTCTCCGCGAGACGTGGACGGCGTTCCTCTCGCGTAGGAAGGAGCGTACCGAGACCGACGCGAACGTGGATCTCATCAAGGGCCTGTCTGACCGCGTGTCCTTCCTCGACCAACGAGTCACTGCCCAGGATGAGCGGCTGCAGGCTGAAATGCTGTTGCGGCTCAGGGCGCAGGAGGAGGCCAGCGCCCTGCGCACGCGTGTGCGCCAACTCGAATCGACGCTGCGCAGCCTTGGTGCAGTCATCCCGCCCGAAGACCCGGTGGTGACCGCATGATCCGCGCCCTCATCGTCGCCATCCTCCTGCTGCTGGGCGTCGTCGTCTGGCAGCGCGGCTCGGTCTCCATCGCGCACCGTGCGGCCGACCAAGCCGCGTCAAGCCGTGACGCTATGGAAGCTGAGCGTGATGCTGCCCTCGCCGAAGCCAATGCCTCGACCGAAGCCCTCAAGGCAGAGCGCAGTAGCGCCGTCGCCGCGAATGCCCTGGCCTCCAAGTACGAAAAGGAAAAGAACGATGCACAGACGGCATCTGATCGCCTTGTCGCTGATCTTCGCGCTGGCAACCAGCGCCTGCACCAACGTTGGCAAGCGTCCATCGCCACCGCAGAGCTGTCCGCAGCCGCCGCTGCCGCCAGCCAGCCTGATGGTCGAGCCGACGACCGAATCGAAAGTGCGGGCCGAGCTGTTGGCGCCGCCGCCCAGTGCGACGCCCAGGTGAGGGGGCTGCAGGCATATGCGCTTTTGTGCTCGGGAGGTGCCCGGTGAGCGAGCGGGACTTCCTGCGGCAGATGGACGCAACCATTCATCGTGCGCTCGCAATCGCCGGCATGGTCTCCACCGCCAAGGTCACGTCGGAGAAGACCGGCGTCGTGACAGAGGGCGCACGGGTCTACGTCGACCGCGATGTGGAGACCATTGGGGATCTGCAGCAATTCGTTGCTGGTCGGGTCGAAATCGCCTACCTGCGAGCCGATGTTGACCCGGAGCAGGGTGATCGCGTCGAGGTTGATGGCGAGGCATTCGTGAATGTGAAGAAGCTCAGTGACGACGGCTCCCGCAGCCGGTGGCTGGTGCGTCGTGCCTGAGCTGGCTGAACCCCTCTCCTGGCAGCTGGTCGAGTTCCTGCGCGATCGCGTGAAGCTGATCCGCACGTCGGCCGGATTCCGCACCGATATCGGGAGCGGGCTGATCGTGGTCGATGATGATGAGGTGCCCGAGGACCAATCCGAGCCAGCCACCGTCATCTCGGTCCAGCAGCTCTCGCGGAGTGGCGGCGGTAGCGCCCAGGCCAGTTCCGACGCCGCTATCACCATCGAGTTCGAGGTTCCTCGCGGGAGCGGTCGGGAGAACCCGCGGTTGCTGGTTCACCGTGCCAGGCACGACCTAATCCGAGCCCTGACGCTGAACGCCAAGATGCTGCCGATAGGCGTCACCGCCTTCGAACTGCTGACAACCCAGATGGCAACCCTGGAAGACGACGCAGGGCATTCCGCCGTCGTCGCTCAGATCACCGCGCGGGCTGGTCTGACCGAGACCTTCGAGCCCGTCCCCAACCCGAACCCGTAGGAGCAACACCATGGCACAGCCCCAAGTTCGCAAGTTCGCAGGCGATCTGCGTTTCTGGGAGCACGGCGCGAACGGCGCCCGCATTCCCGTCATTCCCGAGCCGGCCGACAAGTTCGGCAACCAGCCGCTGGAACAGTCGTCGCTGACGTTCAGCTATGAAGCCGGCGACTCGGTGGAGATCAAGAGCAAGCGCCGCGATGCCCGCTATCAGCAGATCATCCACAAGGATTCGAATCCCGGCGTCACCAACGTTTCCATCACCGCGCTGGAAGTGCCGCCGGCCATCCTGGCCCGCATGCTGTACGGCACCTTGGTGTCCACCAAGATCGACGCCGGCACGGCCCCTGATATTTCCGTGACCGTGGGTAGCGTCAACGCGCCTGTGAAGCTGCCTCACAACTTTCTCTTGGCCGATACCGCGCCGACCTTCAAGAAGGGCGCGGTCGACCTGGTTAAGGATCAGGACTACACCCTCGACCCGGTGCATGGCCTGCTGATCCCGAAGCCCGGCGGCGCGCTGCAGGATGGCGACATCGTCGTGGCCAATTACAAGTACGACGCGTACCTGGAAACGGCAATCAGCGGCGGCACCACGCCCAGCAAGTCCTTCCTGATCCTGGGTGATATGCAGGACCGCATCAATGGCGATGAAGGCCTGCTGACGATCCCGAACGTCGACCTGACGGTGGATGGCGATGTGGATTGGTTCAGCGATGAGCCGATCCAGGTAACCCTGACCGGCCCGGTGATCTTCCAGTCCGGCGAGACCGATCTCTACACCTTCAAGATCGCGGCGCAGTCGGCGGATTGAGCGGGCTGGTGACCTCGGCAAGGGGAGGGCGCCTGTGTGGCGCCCTCCCGGCATGAATCAGGAAGGGCTAAGTGGCATCCAATCGCGCCAACAATCTGCTCAAGTACTACGTCAGCGGCCGCCGCGCGAAGGGCTTCCACGGCCTGACCGATCTGGCCGGCGAGGTGCTGAATCGCTATGACCTGTCGGTGCAGCGGGCGTTCATTGGCCTGCAGCGGCGCGCTGGGCCGGCCACCACGCAGGAGGTCCGGTCCTCCTACAACATCAAGGCGTCCGCGCTGCGGGGGAAGTATCGCGTTGAGACTGGCGAGCGTGGTTACAGCACGGGCAAGCGCGGCAGGGACGATTTCCTGTCTATCTGGGCGAGCACGCGGCAGATCTCGCTGATCGACTTCGGTGGTCGCTGGGCCGGTCGCAGATCCCGAGGCGCCACGGCCGGCATTGGCGTGGGCGAGTCGAAGACCTACGACGGCGCCTTCATCGCGACGATCAAGGGCCGCAGGGCGATCCGTGTGCGCGGCTGGGATCGGGCACAGCAGAAACGCCACGGTCGAGGCCCGGTTCGCATCCTCCGAGGGCCCAGCCCGTTCGAGATGCTCTCAGGTGCTGATGGAAACAGCCGCGCCCTTGAGGCCCGTCGCCGGCTGATCGAGCGCTTCCACACCACCTACCTGACAGAACTGCGCCGCCAGTGGCGCGTTAACGGAAGCTCCAATGGCTGATCGGCTGGAAGAAGCAATTCGGGTCGTCATCGAAACGCAGGGCCGCGAAGGTGTGGACGAACTCCGCGCGGCGTTCGGCGATCTGGGGGATGTGTCGGTCGAGACCGCTGGCAAGGCGACGAAGCTGCTCGACTCGCTGACTGGGCTGAACGAGGCGGCGGCGAAAGCTGATGCCTTTGACGGCATGCTGGCCGATCTCGCGGAGCTGGAAAAGCAGTTTGATGACAATCAGAAGGCCGCGCTGGCGCTCAGCCTCGGCATCGGGGAGATGGAGCAGCCCTCCCGCGAGGTGCTGGCTGCCCAGCGCGATCTACGTAAGGAAGGCGAGCGCCTGAAAAAGGCGCTCAACGAGCAATGGGACGCAGTAGGCAAAGCCGACGACGAGCTTTCTTCACTCGGCGTCAACACCGCGAACCTGGCCGATCACCAGCAGCGCCTGCGTATCGAGGCGACCCGCAGCGCGGCAGCGCTCACTGAGCAGGCCCGGGCCGCTGCAGCAGAGGCCGAGGCTGGGCGTCGGCGCAAGCAGCAGATCGAGGAAGGCGAGGCTGCCTTCCGCAAGCAGGCTACTACCAGCAAGGCGGCCGCGAAGTCGTTGGCTGAGTACAGGGAGCGCGCCGCTGATGCCGCCGCCGGCAGCGGCGACCTGGCAAACGCCACGGAGAGCACGGTCAGCTGGTTAGGCAAGCTCAAGGCGGTCGCCGCTGGTGCGATCGCGTTCGTCGGCCTGAACCGAGTGGTCGATGGCATCAAGGCCATTGTGAAAGAGGGCAGTGACGCTGAGCAGGAGCTGGCGCAACTGGAGGCAGCTCTGCAGGCGACCGGGCGCAGTGGGGAGTTCACAGCGCAAAGCTTGGCCGCAATGCGCAAACAGCTTCAGAGCGGACTCTTCGATGATGGGCAGATCAGCGCGGCCCAGGTGCGCCTGCTGTCCTATACCAACATCGTGGGCGAGCAGTTCCCGGCGGCGATGCAGATCACCATCGACCAGGCTCAGCGGCTGGGTATGTCGCTGGAGGGGTCTGCCGAGGTGGTTGGCAAAGCCCTGCAGATCCCGTCGAAGGCGATGGAGAGCCTGAGCAAGCAGGGCTTCACGCTGGATGACAGCCAGAAGGCGCTGATCAAGAGCCTGGAAGCCACCGGTCAGGTGGCAAAGGCGCAGGCCATCATCCTCGATCTGTTGGCGGAATCCTATGGCGGCGCGGCCGCCGCCGCGAAGGTTGGCACCATCGCCGGCCTGTGGAAGACGGCCACCGATCGCTTCAAAGATTGGAAACAGGAGGTCGCAGACCAGGGGGTGCTGAACTACTTCAAGGAGCAGCTGAACACCCTTCTGGCGACGCTGGATCGACTGGCCGCCGATGGCAGCCTGTCCCGTTGGGCCAAGCAGACCGCCCAGGCCATCATCACCATAGCCGAGGCGGTTAAAGGCACGACGCAGTGGGTTGTGGACCATGCCCGCGTGATCGGCCTGATGGCTGCCGCATATGCGCAGTTCAAGATCGTAGGGGCCCTGCTCCAGCTGAACGCATGGCGCGCGGCACTGATCGCGACCACGAATGCGCAGATTGCCAACAATGCAGCGGTCGCAAGCGGCAGCCGGGGTATCGGTCGGTTCGGCGCGTTGCTGCGCGGGTTGCCGAAGGCAGTCCCCATCACGGTGGCCGTGCTGGGATTGGAAGCGGCGATGGGCGGTCTGGATGTCCTCAAGACCGTGGCGCAGGACATCTGGAAGCAGCACGACCCGGCGCTGAAGCGTGCCGGCGAAGCGCAGCGGGCCTACATCAGCCAAGTACGCGATTCGGCGCTGCAGCTGCGTGAACAGGCAATGTCCTTCGTTGCGTACCGTGACGTAGTCATCAAGTCGGCCGAGGAAGTCGCCAAGCTGGGCGAGGCGGAGCGGCAGGCATACGAGAAGCGTCTGTCTGGCTTGGAGCAGTACCTCACGGCGCAGGAAGGCTTCCTGCTGATGCAGCAGAAGGCTGGCGTCGCGACGGCGGAGCAGCTGCAGCAGCTGGGCCAGGTCACACAGAAGTTGTTGGAGGTGTCGACGGGCTTTGCGTCGCTCCGGGGTGGCGTCCAGACCGCTGCGGACGCGCTCACGAATGGGATCGGCCCGGCTGCACAGCTGGTGGTGCAGCAGTTGGCGGGGATCGACGGGAACGCAAAGCTCGCGAGGGAATCGATCGGGAAGGTGTTCGAGGGCCTCAACTTCGCGGACACGGCGAGCTTGGAGGCGGTCGGCGCGGCGTTGGGCTATATCGCTTCCCAAGGCGCCGCCGCAGAGCGCAACGTGCGCGATGGGCTGCTGGAGACGCTGAAGAAACTGTCCGGTGACGAGCTGCTCCGCTTCCAGGCTTCGGCCCAGTCGGCGTTCGAGGCTTTGCCACAGGGCGCCACCAATGCCGCCGCCGTGCTGCAGACCACGCTTGTTGCAGCAATGGAGCGGCTTGGTGTTTCCGCATCGCGCATGGGCGTCGGCTTCAGTGCTGGTGGCAAAGACGCGATCGCGTCGTTTGGTGCTGTGGCCGAGAGCGCCATCGCCACCGGAGTCCAGATCGAGGCGGCATTCAAGGCAGCCCTTGGCAAGGTCGCGACGCTGGACGAAGCGCGCACGCTGGGCGCGCTGCTGGAATCGGCAGGGCGGCAGGGTAAGGTCGGCTTCGATGCGGCCGCGCGGTCAGCCGCAGCGCTGAACGCTCGAATCCGCGAGATTCAGGTCGCCATCGATCCGCTGGCCGACGAATTTGCCAGGCTTGGCATCCAGTCCCAGGCGTCGCTCAATGCGACGCGGGACGCCGCCAAGAGCGCCTTCGATGCGATCCGTGACGGCGCGGCTAGGGGCAAGGCATCCGTGGAGGACGTGCGACGAGCCTTCCGGGCATATGCCGATGCAACCCGCGCTGCAGCTGCGGACAGCGACCAGTGGCGCCGGGACAACGTCGATAGCCAGCTCGCAGTGCAGGAATCGATCTACGACACCGAGCGCAGCATGCAGCGGCTGGGTGATGTGAGTGACGTGGCAATGCGCCAGCTGCAGGACGGGGCCAGCCGCAGCCGGGAGCGGCTGGACGAGGTGCGCCAGAGCGCGGGAGGTGCGGCGGACGAGGTTGACCGGGTGGGGAGTAGCTCCGAACGAATGGGCAAGCAGATGGGGCAGGCCGGGGCCGCTGCGCAAGGAATGGCGTTCAGCATTGGCGAGGTCTCCGAATCTGCATTGCAGGCAATGCGCAAGCTCAGCGGGCCCAACCCGCTTGTCCAGTTTGCCAACGCACTAAACCGGGTCACTGACCAGCGTAAGCAGCTGGCTGAGTACAAGGCAGAGCTTCAGGCGACCGCCGAGGCGGAGGACGAACTCTCCAATGCAGCGAAGGAGCGACTAGCCGGGCAGTTCGATTACGTGGGCAAGGGCGAAATCGCAGAGGTGGCGCAGTTGGAGGCCCAGGTCATGCGGCAGCGGCAGCAGCGAGACCAGGAGGCCGCTGCCGCGCTCGCCGAGCGCCGCAAGCAGGCAGAAGCTGAGGCAGAGGCGCAGGCGAAGGCGGACGCCGCTCGCATCGGCAGCAACGCCACCAACGAGCAGGTCATTGTCATTGACTGGAAGCTGCCTTCCAAGGAAGTGGTGGCCGGCGCCACCGCCGCCGAGGTGCAGCAAGCGCAGCGCCTCGCGGGCCTCGTCGCTCCGTTGGTCCTGCGGCAGGTTCAGCAAAGCAGGGCCGTTTCCATTCGGGGGCGTAGCTGATGACCCGCATCGTTCTTGCTGGAATCGAACTGCCGGCTGACCTTCAGTGGACCGATGAGTTCACGGCCTGGAAGGTCGGGCAGCAGGCGCGCACGAGCCTGACGGGTGCCTTGATTGTCCAAGAGTCTGCGCGCCAGGCCGGGCGGCCGATCACGCTCCAGACAACGCGGGACGGTACCGCCTATGTCGGCGTCGTCAGCCTTCCTGTGCTGCGGGCGCTGCAGGCCAGCGAGAGCGAGGCTCGTCTGACCCCGCTGGATCTGGTCATGCCGGCTCACAACAGTGGCGAGCGGTCGTTCCAGGTGCGATGGCGCCGCATCGACGGACCGGCCATCGAAGTCGATCCCACTCGCTTTGCTGTCCCCGCGCTTGATGCGGATCTGTTCTCCATCACCCTTCGCCTCATGACGGTGTAATCCATGACGATTCTTGCTACCGATATCAAGCTGCGACAGTCGCAGCGCTTGACTGATAACCCTGACGGCGGTGGCCGCATGGTTCAGACCGAAATCATTGATGGGGCGATGAACAACCTCTTTCCGGATATCGGCGATGAAGAGCGGACGACCGGCCGAACCACCCTCCGCAAGATGTTCGTGCATGTGGATACGCCGGCGCCAGACGTGCTGAAGGACGCGATCGCGGTGCTGATCGATCCTCCGGCAGACCCGCGCGTGACCGTCACAATGTTTGCGACGGGCTCTTACAGTGACGTGCGCCTCGACGCCAAGAACCGCGTCGAGAGCTACATCACGCGAGGCACAGAGTCCCGCTTTGTCCTACTGGGGAACCACTTCAGCGGCCAGATGACTATCCAGGTCTACGCGATGAAGGACGCGCCGAGCCCTGACATCAATGACAACTTCTCGCTGCTGACCCTCGCCAGCTCCGGGCACGATCCGGCAGAACAGTACGTGCGGGTCAAAGGCGTGCTGTCCCGTACGACACGGACTTTTACCGATGACCAAGGGGCATTTGAGCGGGATGTCTTGGTGATCGAGCTGGTGAACGCGCTGCTGCGCGATTTCTACGGCCAGGAAGTGGTGCGGTACTCGGCCACCAAGCCCGCGACCAGGATCTACGAGACCAACGTGGTGGAGGCCACGAGCTATCACAGCGTCAAACGCCTCACTGCCGCTGGGAAGCCTGGCGATCTGGCTGTGCAAGTCGATACCCCGTACGTGTCCATCGTCCCTACCTCCACGGCTGAAACCCCGGTCAGTGACGTTCTGGCCGGCATGGGCACCATCAGCCAGGTCCCGTCCGGCCCTGCCGGCAGCCTCGGCCAGAACTTCAGTGCGAGCTTTGCTGCTGGCGTGCCGGTCAGCCGATACCTCGGTACTGGGTTGGTGGTGGGCGCAGTAAGGGTTGTCGCAGGCAGTGTCGAACTTACCGACGACGGTACTGGCGGGCTCGCTTCCGCCGTGGCGACGCCCTGGAGCGGTACGGTCGACTATCAGGGTGGGGTCGTTGCCTTGACGCATGCGAGTGGCGTCGGCAGTACCAGTATCAGCATCACCGCGTCCCCGGCGGGTTCCATCCCCATGCAGGGCTTCACCGACGAGATTGAGGTGACGCAGAACAACCAGGGCATGGTCTGGCTGTTCCAGCTGACTCCGTTGCCGGCCCCAGGAACGGTGGTGGTCGACTACCGCGCCCTGGGGCGCTGGATCAGATTGACCGACAACGGCCGCGGCCGTCTGATTGGCAAGCCGGGCCAAGGCACTGGGACGATCAACTACCAGACCGGCTCCGTTGTGGTGACCGCTGGCGCGCTGCCGGATCTGAAGAGCAGCATCATCTCCAACTGGGGCACTCCCATCATCGCGGAGGCCCGGGTTGGTGATGCTGCCATCCTGCCGCCGGCGCTCCGCTTTGTGCTGGGCGAGGGCTCGGCGGTACCGGAGACGGTGCAACTGACGCTGCGTGTCGGCGGCTCCAATGTTGTGGTCACAGATAACGGGAACGGCGGCTTGCTGATTGGCGGGCAGGTTCGTGGACAGATCAGCTACTCGACCGGTGAGATTTCGCTCCGGCCGCTGAGTCTGCCTGATGCGGACAGTCAGCTCTCGATCGCCTACGACTGGGGGCAGCCGCTACACGCAGCGCCGCAGCCTGTTCCGGACGCGGCCGGGATCGTCTCGTTCACCCTGCCGCAGGGACCGGTGAGGCAGGGCACAGTGCTTCTCGACTGGCTTGTGAGTGTGCGGCGCGATCGCGATGACCTGTCGTCGGCCCCTCAGGCGATGCGGGTTATCGCCAAGGATGATGGCGCAGGCAACCTGGTGGGCGTTTCGGTTGGGGATACGGCCTTCAGCACAGTGCTGGGCGCCGTGAACTACAGCACGGGCGCGGTCTCGCTGCAGGCGGGGAAGTTCATGGTCCGTCAGGTTTCCTATCCCGTGTACGAGATCCGCTCCGGGCGTCTGAAGGTGGTTGGCTACGAGCGCCTAGACGTGCTGGCGCAGTTCTCCGCCGGCAGTATCGTTTCAGCCGGTTGGATGCTCGCCGGCGAGGCCGCCCAGTCTGCGCAGGAGGCCATGCCGCTGCCTGCGGTCCAGCTGCAGCTCACCCCGACGATCAGCGACAGCATCGTTCCGGGCAGCGTCCGCTTCGCATTCCGTGGGCGAACGTACGTAGACCGTAGCGGCGGTCTGTATCACTCCATCGATCCCGCCACCGGCTCGGGCATCTACGCAGGCACGATCGACTACGCGGCGGGTGTGGTGAACCTGGTGCAGTGGCTGGCAGGCGGCGAGAACACTGTCCAGATCCAATCCCTGCTGACCCGGATCGCCGACCCGGGCGTGGCCGTCAGCTTCTTCCGTGCGCCCGGTTCACCGCTGCGCCCTGGCATGTTCACGCTGCGCGCGACCCGCATCGATGGTGAGTTGCTCACGGTGACTGCGGATATCAATGGTGTGCTGTCGGCTGCGGAAATTCGTGGCAAGGTCGATTGGGAAAGTGGTGTGGTCAAGGTTCAGTTCGGCCAGCTGGTGCCCGTGGCCGGGAACGAGGGCAAGCCTTGGTTTGATCCCGATCAGGTTGAGGGGGATCAGGTCTGGAGACCGACGCTCGTGCTGCCGGGCACGATCTATATGGGCGCGGTCGTGTATCGATCGATTCCGCTGTCGGAGGTGGTGATCGGCTTGTCATCTGTGCGTCTGCCCAGCGACGGCCGTGCGCCGGCGTTCAAGCCGGGGCAGACCGTGCTGATCCACCACACGGCGAAGCACGTGGTGCCCTCGCCGCAAGCGGGACAGTTGGTCACCTTTGGTCGCGGCAGGATAGCGGGCATCGAAGTACGTGACGCGGCGGGGCGTCCGGTCGACGCCGCATGGTTCACGGCGGATCTGGACGTTGGCAATCTGCGCTTCAGTGACCCGCTGAACCTGGCCGCGTACACGCTGCCACTGACGATCAGCGAGCGCGTCGAGGACCGGCGCTTGGTGGTCCAGCCTCAGATCACCGGCGAGATCGAGATCAACACCTCCCTGACGCACGACTATCCCGTAGGCGAGGCGATGATCAGCACCGCACTGCGCTTGGGCGAGGCCAACGGGTCGCTGGACCTGCAGGCGCGTGTGGTGAGTCTGTTCGACCAGGCTGCATGGACCAATGTGTGGGCCGATTCCCCGAGCGGCAGTGTTGCGCCGGGCACCTACAACGACACGGACTATCCGCTCGCCGTGACGAACAAGGACGCGATCACCGAGCGTTGGGCGGTGCGGTTTACCAGTGCAACCCAGTTTGAGGTGATCGGTGAGACGGTCGGCACGATCTCTGCCGGAAACACCACCACGGATCTTGCGCCCATCAATCCTCGCACCGGGCAACCGTACTTCGTGATGAAGAAGGAGGGTTGGGGAACCGGGTGGTCTACGAACAACGTCGTTCGTTTCAACACCGTGGGTGGTTTGGCGCCGGTATGGATGATGCGCACGACGTTGCCTGGCACGCCGGAGGGCGCGACCGACTCCACCCGTTTCCAAGTCATTGGCAATATTCCAAGCGAGTAACCATCTATGAGTCTTGTACCCACCGTTTACGAAAGCACCGATCCGGGAGCACCACAGCTTACCGGTCAGGTCGGTAGTCTGACTGCGCTCCTAGATGCCGTGCTGGTCGATGGATATGGGGTTGGAGCAGAACGTAAGAGCGGGGCCGGCTGGAGCCGTGTCTTTAGCGCCCCGAATGTTCGGGCTTACCGGGGCAGTTTGACCACCGGTAGTGGCTACTACCTGCAGATCGATGACACGGCGTCTGTTGGCAACGCCCGACATGGATGGGCTAGGGGATATGAAGCGATGACTTCCGCAGTGGCCGGAAGCAATCCCGTTCCAACTATTGCTCATCGTGCAAATGGCATCCTGCTACCAAAATCTACAACTCTTGACTCCGTTGCAAGGCGTTGGAGAGTGATCGCGAACGAGCGGTTCGTGTACTTGTTCGTTGACACCAGAGGCGCCGGAAGCCTGTTCTGCTGGTTTGCTGGCGATTGCATCAGTTACAAGCCGGGAGACGCGCACAATTTCGTTGTTTCTTGTGTGAACACGAGCTCATGGACGGGTGGTTATTCGGATAATGCTTATCTACTGACCTGGTTTCGTTATGACTACGCACCAGACTCGACATCGTGCAGCCTGTTTATCGCCAGGGCTCATACCGGCGCTGTCGGGGCGGTTCCGTGCGCACATTTCGGCGCGCTGCAGCCAGGGACGATGTTTGGCGGAACCGGCGGTGGCGCGTATCCAAGTGGCATCAATCAGGGGCTGGTCTATGAGCCGGCGCGCTTTACGAGCATCGCCTACGGTCCGCGTGGTGAACTCCCTGGTCTGCTAGCGCCCATGCAGAACATCGCTGGGACAGATTATCTACTGGATGGGCAGATCATCGAGGGTCTCAATGGTGCAGTGACGGACCGCGTCATGGCGGTGCGGACGAATCGTGCATGCAACATTGATACGGGCACTACTTGGCGAGGCGTGGTACTGGTTCGTATCAGCGGAGGGTGGGGAGAATGAATGCGCTAGGACTGAACATGCTCGTGTCGAGGCCGGTCGACGTGTGTGGCCGTGGAATCATTGGCGGTATGGCGCCTGATGCTGAGGGTGTGGACGGCAGGTTGCGCAAGCTCAATCAGCCGTTTCGCGGCAGGGTACTGGTAATTGAACGCAATACATTGGCTTGCTGCGCTTCGGTGATGAGCGACGCCAATGGTCAGTGGCTCGTGACTGGGCTCTCGCCGGATTGCCGCTTCATGGTCATCGGGATCGATACCACCGGCGGCGTGAACTCCGCGATCCAGGATTGGGTTCAGCCCTACGTCGAAAGCTGATGGCCGACCCTACTCCTTTGCGCCTGCGGCTGAATCTGGGTCCCCTCGTCGGGGCGGACGCGCGACATGCTGGGCTCAACCTTGGGGTGTACTGGGACGATGATGCTCCGGAGCCGGTCATCCGGGGAATCCGCCAGGCTGCTGCACTGGCCTGGGCGCCTGCTGGTCGGCTTGGCCGGCTGTCTTCGATCCAGTGGCAACGGTCAAGCGCCGTCGATGTGGTTGCCCGTCAGTGGTGGGCTAAGTCGCCTCAAGTCCGGCGAGAGATTGCTGTCGGTTGGGGAATGAGCGGTTTGATCCAAGGAGAGACGGGGTTTGTGTGGCGAACCGGCATGGCACCGGTTGGTGGCAAGTGGCGAGCGGGGTGGGGCACCCTTCCCCTTGCAAACCGCCAAGCCCTGTACGCGTGGCATTCCTCTATGCGCCGTATGACACGAACGACCGCGTTGCCTATTCGCTGGCTTGCAGTCGAGGAGAGCTCTCGCGGGTTGCTATGGGGCAGTCGCCTTCCCCCGGCCAACGCCGGTCGCGCGATAGCGTGGACAAATCCAGTCGCCAGCCGAAGCGCGTTCCGGTTGCCTTGGGGCTCAGCGCGGCGAGTTCCTTGGGGTGTCCGCCCAACGCCTGGCCCGGGTCCCGACCCTGATCCAGATCCCACGTTCCCGCCTGGCAACCGTGTCGGCCTCAATCTCGGTTGCGCCGTGATTGGCGTGCCTGGTCTGGCTCCCCTGAATCTTGGTATCTCGGCGTGCTATGTGGTGCGCCCCCAACGTAGGACCTACGTCGTGATCAATGAGGTTTCATTTGTGCGGCTACCGGATCGGGTGCCGATCGAATTGGTCCGCGTCTCGCTCAGCTCCGGCCGTTCGGCTTGGGGCTGGACCTTTGACATCGAGCTGGCCGATGCCGATCAGCTGGGACTGCTCAAGCCCACGGCCTCGGGCCCGCGACAGTTCGAGCTGGTGCTGAACGGCTACGTCTGGACGGGCATCATCGAGAGCTTCCAGAAACAGCGCGAGTTTGCTGGGGGCGGTGTGCGTTTGAGTGGGCGTTCAAGGACAGCACTGCTGGCACCGCCTTACGCTCCGGCTCGCGTCAAAGCCACGACGGAAGAGCGCAGCATGGCTCAGCTTGTGGCCGAAGAGTTGGTTGATACCGGATTTGCCAGCGACTACCAAACAGTGGATTGGCCGGTCCCGCCTGGCGCTTGGTTCTATGACGCAAGCACACCACTGGATGCCATCAGTGCGCTCGCTGGTGCGAGTGGCGGGGTCGTGCAGTCCCATCCCTCGGACCTGGCCCTGGTTGTCCGCGCCAGCTACCCGGCTAGCCCATGGCTGTGGCGGGAGACAACGCCGGATCACGTGCTGCAGGAGGACATTGTTCTGACCGAAAGCCTGCAGATGCGCAGTGCGCCCCTGTATGACGCAGTGGTGGTCACGGGAGAGCTGGCCGGGAAGGGAGTTACCTGCAAGGTACGAAAGGGCGGGGAGGCGGGGCAGCTCTTCGCGCAGCAGGTAAGTAGCCCCTTGATCAACGTCGCTGCTGCCGCAGCTGAGAGGGGGCGCAACATCCTCTGCGATCGCGGTGAGCAGGCGGCGGTGGACCTGACGGTGCCGCTTTTCCCGAGGCCGCTGAAGGCGGGGGAGATCGGGGTGATCTTGCCGCTGGACTTGGTGCAGGTGCTGAGTTCTGAAGGAACCTGGCACGGCCAATGCGAGTCGATCCGTATTGAGGTCCTCGTGGATCAACAGGCTGTCGTGATCGAGCAGACAGCAACTCTGGAGAGGCATTTCACCGATGCGGACTGATTTGTGGGATCAATTCGGCGAACTCGTCAGCGGACGGCCGCGATTGTTGGCAACGGTCACTGCACACAATGCAGATGGCACCAGTAGCCTGACAACCTATGACGGCGCGCAGATGCGTGCGTTCGGTCAGCTGCAGCAGCCTATTCCGTACAACGTTTGGGTCAGTGGTGGCCGACTGCTGGAAGCCGCGCCCAATCTCCCGTTGGTAGAAGTAGTCGTCTGACGAAGCAGGGCGCTGCCCGGATGCCGGCAAGCATCCAGGCAGCGCCGCAACACAGGTGATCTCAGCACCTGGCATTGGCCGTGGCCCTGCCGCCCTCGCGAGAGCGGCGGGATTGTCGGCTCCCCCTATCGCAAATACTGAGAACCCATGCCCAAGCCCATCATCTCCTGGCCGGGCGGCAAGCGCCGCCTACTGAAGCACCTCTATCCGCACTTCCCAATCCATGAATGCTACGTCGAGGCGTTCGCCGGTGGCGCCGCGTCGCTGCTTATGCGGCCGTACCCAGCACAGATGGAAGTGCTCAACGACATCAACGGCGAGCTGGTGTCCCTGTACCGGTGTGTGCGCCACCACCTGGACGAGTTCGTACGGATGTTCCGCTGGTCGCTGGTGTCGCGCCAGATGTTCGAGTGGGCGCAGATGGAGCGGCCGGAGACCCTGACCGACATCCAGCGCGCCGCCCGCTTCTATTACCTGCAGAAGCTCGCCTTTGGTGGCAAGGTGCAGGGGCAGTCGTTCGGCGTGGTTACCGCTGGCGGTCCACGATTAAACCTTCTTCGAATCGAGGAGGAGTTGAGTGCTGTGCATCTCCGCCTGGCGAATACCGTGATCGAGTGCCTGCCGTGGCAGGAGTGCGTGCGGCGCTACGATCGCCCGGGGACGCTCTTCTATCTGGATCCGCCGTACTGGGAGACGGAGGGTTATGGCGTTGAGTTCCCGTTTGCTGAGTACGAGGCGATGGCCGAGCTGATGCGCACCTCGGCCGGCCGCTTCGTGGTCTCGATCAACGACCATCCTGAGATCCGCGAGGTCTTCGCTGGCTTCGACCTGGTGCCGCTGCAGCTCGACTACACCATTGGCGGCGGGCAGGGGAGAGGGAAGAAGTTCGGAGAGTTGATCATCAAGAGCTGGGACGACAGCCAGGCCACCCTGCTGTAGGCATCACGCAACTTGCTGGAGTAGGTCATCGCGATTGTTGCGTGGCGTGTTGACCGCGCGACTGACCCTGTACGCCTCCATGGATGGAGGCGAGCTTGCCAGTAGCATGGCCATTGCATCGTCGGCGCTAGCGGCCATCCATTCATCGATCTGGCCGGCCTGCAGCCAGACCGGCATGCGATCGTGGATGTCGGCCGAGACGCCGCTGCTGTCGCCGGTGATGATGGTGAACGTGCCCAGGTTGCCGTCGGGTAGCAGGGGGCTGGTGTCCTCCCACAGGCCGGCGGCCAGCAACGGCTCGGCGGCGTGGATGAACCAGGGGTCTTTCTTTCCGTCCTCGGGGCTGACCGACCACTCGTAGTAGCCGACCATCGGGATCACGCACCGGCGCTTCTTGAACGCCGAGCGGAAGGCAGGCTTGGTGGCCACCGTTTCGATACGGGCATTGATGGTCGAGCCCTGCAGGCCTTTGGTCTTGGCCCAGAACGGCAGCAGACCCCATGCCAGCCGGGTTACCTGCCGACCTTCGCCGCGATCCAGGATCACCGATGCACGCTGTGTAGGCGCCAGGTTGTAGCTAGCCTGGATCTCGGCCAGGCCGGGGGCGAGGTCAGCCAGCCCCGGCTGGCCGAAGTCGATCACGGGGAGCTGGACGAATCTTCCGCACATGCGATCAGGATATCGTTTCCGATCGTTGTGAAAATGTGCACTTCCAAAGATCTATGGCTTCATCATGGCGGGCGAGAACTTTAGACTAGGTGGTGGGACGGATGGAGTCCGGCCTTAATCTGATAGAGCTGGAAAAGGCCCTTGGGCATTGGTAGGCCTTCTTCATAATCTCTCCATCTCTGCTCGGAGACAAAAATCAGCTTCGCTGCCTGTGCAACTGAGTGGCCGGCTTCATCGCGTTGACGGCGTACGTCTTCAGGGCTTGGCTCGCCAGGGCGGCGGCTAGGCCACAGAGATGGCGGCCTCATGTTCTTGAGTGCGAGGTCAATTCTGACGTCATCCCAGTCAAGCATTATATGTCTTGCCGATTTGGTGCCGTCATCTACTCCGATTGTTAAGCCTGCTGCTGAGCTATTTCCGGCGGAAAGATACCCTGCGATCGCACCTTCCACTAGCGTCCGAGCGGCCTCGATAGAAGGTTGGACGATATCCCTCAATTGCATGTGTACTGCCCCTAGTCCCCTCACGCTAGCGCGTGCCAACCTCCGTACATCAATCTTATCTGGCTGGTTCTCAAGTGCAGATTTCTTGAAGTCCTTATCAGCTTCTAATGTTTCCTTGGTGAGCGTGAACATAGTTCTGGATACCCAAGACTCGCTCTCGCTGACGCTCATATCATTTCCTGAAAATCCGTGTACTGCGGTGGCCTTATGCTGAACATGATTGCGAAGTGCATACATGAGCTTATAGTCAGCGCTCGTATCCCAGAGGTTGCTTAGCTTGTTCTTTGCGGCATCCTTAAAATTCAAAGATGGTGCGAGGTGTTTGAAGTCTTGCACTACTTGGTCAGAATATCCGCGCATTGATGTGAGAAGGTTAACCAAGCAGCGATTTACTTTCTCAATCAGTGCGGACGAGCTTTTATAGCTATATGTGGGCATCACTTGCAAATTTAGACAAATCTCGGTCATTTCAAGTTCGAGTGCCATAAAATTTCCAAGTAGCAGTTCGTATTTTTGCTCAAAAGAAAGTCCGTCAATTAGCGTGGTCATTGCGCTATTTAGCGCGTGGAATCTTTCTTCGCTGATGTAAATGGGCGTGCATGGATTGATTATTCTCTGTTTTAGAACGTATTTCTTATTCACTGAAATTCAGCCTTCAACCGGTTCTTGCTGGGGGGCGTTTTGCTGCGGGCCAGTCATTACGATTTGCAATCGCCCATCTTCAATGGTGCTGGCAAATTTCTTGGTTAGTTCGCACTGGGCATTCAATGCGTCGTCATCTACGGGGAAGCCTATGACATTCATTTGCAGGGGCTGCTGTCCGCTCAATACGTCTATTGCAAGGCGCCGAAGTCTATGCTGCTCAGCCTCAAGCTGGGAGTGAGCCTCAGGGGAGTAGATGCCTTTCCGCAATTGAACGCGATCAAAGCTGTAACCGACATCTTTAGCAATCGGCTCAAGCAGGTTAACGAATAGCTCGTCGCCCCGTGTAAACCACGCAATCTGATCGCGATCTCTGGACTCGTGGTCGGCAAGGTGGTCGTGATATTCTTTCCAGCGATCAAGAACCAGCTGTTCCCTGGCGGTTCTTTTTCTTATGATTCCATTCCCGTAAAATGCCAAGTCGATCATATTCAGCGCTTGTACGTGTTCTGGTGAGACACGTGCGGCCCTGGTCGACATCAATTGGTGGAATACCCAGTTCTTCCTGTTGCGGGACTCTCTCGCTGCTTCTACGGCTTTTTGTACCTGAACGGCAATGATGGGGCCGGCCAGCGTCGCACAGACGATCATCCAGTCGCTAATTGTCATCATTCTCTCCTTTCCCCTGGTGGCCGGATAGTAACCGCACGGAGTGTCGTTAGGTGCCATTCGCCCTGTTCGATGCCGCTGGCTTCGGTCCTCGCGGTCCGTTAACGGCATCAGCGACGGGCTGGCGGGATTTCATGGATCGAGACGGCGAAGTTCGGCGAGAGCAGGTGCTGCCTCATTTCCTACGCCGTTCGTCCTGGCCAACCTGAAGCGCTGCGGCCACTCGTGCCCGGGGGAGATCCCGAACGGTTCAGCCGGTGAACGATCCCTTGTCGCAGCCTTTGCGACCGCCGGCCGTATCCTTCCTGCCATGTATTCCTCCCACGGCTTCCGCACCGCCCCAATTCCCTCTGGCTGGGTCCAGACCGGTGAGCGCTGGGCGCTCTGGTACAACGGCCGGGAGACGGCCAGCGTCACGCCCGATGGCGGGCCCGGGGTCCGGCTATGGATGGAAGGCCAGAAGATGTGGCATGTGAAGCAAGTCCGCGCCGCGAACGTCCGGCAGGCGAAGCGGTATGCCGAGCGCTGGTGTGCAGCCAGGCTCTATCCTGATCTGCCCCTGCGCCAGGCGGTTGCCCGGCTGACCGACAGCACCCCGACCCAGCCGCCGCCGCCCCTGCCAGGCCTGCCGCCGACCCGCGAGCAGCAGCAACAGGCTCGGCGCCTGGCCGAAGCCGGGGCTGTGGAACTGGCACGAATCAAGGAGGCGCTGGAGCCGCGCCGGCCGCTGAAGGAAACCAAGCCGAGGGCGAAGGACCCGATGAAGGCTTGGGTCAGGGCGGGACGAGGACAGGTGATTTCTCGCTATTGA